TTGATACTAAGTTATCTCTCCAAGATGCTCTGATTTATCTTAGTCGTTCTCAAGTATCCAAATGGTTTAAATCTTTATATAAACTTAATCCAAATGGAACTAAATCCCTAGTAGTATTTATCTCAACCCCTGTAGCATCCACTCAAACGGAGTAATAAATCATGTCGGAAACTCAAGTCACCCCAAACTTTGATAACACTGTTGATCTGATTCCAGTTAAGTTTAATTTCAAAAAGACTACTGATGAAGCTGGTCTGGAAACTAAGCGCCCTTCAGTAGAATTTGATTCTTTCCCTGTTCCATCTATTGAAGGTGTTGCAGCAATCTTTAATGCTGGCGGCAAGGGTCTGGAACTTTTGCTTGAAGCTGCTCGCGATGTAGTTCTGGCCCGCGCCCGTGAGTTGGTTAATGAGAATGAAAGCATGACTGCTGCTGATTTCCCATTCGATCAAGTTAGCTGGGATGCAATTGCTAATCTGCCTAAGGCTGAACGCCGTGGTGGTGGTATTAGCAAGGAAGTCTGGGAAGAATTTGCTAAGGATTATATGCAAGTTATGCCAGCTGTTACTGGTAAGGGCTTGGATAAGATCACTATGCAAGCCAAGGTTCTGCTCAAGAAGTTCGCAGATGTCAAGACTAACAAGCCAATTCTGCAAGGTCTTAAGGCTCAACTGGCTCTGTATATCAATAACACTCCAAATGGTGAGCAGTTCCAAGAGTGCTATGAATTCTTGACTAACAAGGCTGATACTCTGCTGAATGTTAGCGATGAAAATCTGCTGGCTAATCTGGGCATCTAAGTAGTGTAGGTTTGTAATCACCCTCCAAGTTCGATACAGCTACAGCTGGTGCGGAGGTTCTAGATTATTTATCCTTTGGCCCTTATGACAATCGTAATTGAGCGAAAGTATAGGGGCCATAAATAAATATTCTAATACCAAATATCTGGGGCAATGCGTCAATACCAACCTATATGGATAGCATTAAAATCTAAAGGTAATCTCAAGGTAGCCATCCCCAAGCAACTCCATCGCCGTGTGATTAAAGCAGTAATGAAGGAAAGATACATGGATGATGGATTCAAATTAGAATTACTAGAGAATGAACAAAGATGTTGGATTCAATATGCAGCTAAAGGTGAGGTTGTAGAATTCACCTTGAAATATTCATTGGGACTAAAGGATATATTATAACATGGCTACTAAATCTGTAAAAGTTTTAGGACACAGGATAAGGGAAACAGACAAAGCTATTCTCTGGGATTGTTCTGAATTTGAACATGATGATTCTACCCCTGATTCACCAAAGGCATTAGAAGAATGGTTTCCCTTATCTCAGGTAGAATCTATTCATCCAGATTATATTGTAGTATCAGCATGGATTGCAGAGAAGAAAGGTCTAGTTTGAAATGGCTCTCCTATTTCGCCCTTCCCTCTCTCTAGATGAAATCAATTATCTAATCACCAAATGTCAAGAGGATTCTAGTAATCCTATAGCTTTGTTCGCTCTTCAAAAGCTGCAAAAGTTTTCTATCAAGGCGTCAGTAGGTCTTATCACTCCATCACATAGGAAAGATTCTATTGAAGAGAAGCTAGGATTCCAACTAAGAGAGCCAGCTTGTTATATTAAATGGCAGGTGAATCCTGCTCTCTGCACCAAGGCTGAACTAGATCAGATTAAACAATATAGATATGAAGCCGGTCTAATGGCAGCCTCAGAAGAAGCTGAATACGAACTTGAAATTATGTCAGGAGATTGATATGTTTAAAGATAAGATTACCAAAGCAGAAATTTTATTTTGGGTAGGTGTTGGTGCAGTGATTGGTTTGTTTCTATTTAATATCACAGATGCAAATGCACAAATGTCTACAACTACAGTCCTAGTAGGTGGCCAGTATTGTACCCAGATTGTTAATGGCCCAGTAGTCAATATCATTTGCCCGCCAAAATAATAGGATGCCTATCATGCCTTCTCCAGAATTAAATCTATATGCAGTAGCTATCTATGATGAGCCTACTGAAATTCTTACATTAGAAATCTGCCAAGGTGCTTCACCTATCTCAGCTGTTGTTACAGATTCACAATCATTTAAAAATATTCTAAATGAAATCCGTGAAGCTAATCAAGTAGCAGCACATCATTTATCTACTCATACAGACTATAATATATTTGTAGCAGCTTGTGAGAAAGAAGATCTTAAAATTAGTGTAAAGGAACTCTTGCCATGAATCTAGCAGAACAAGTAAAAGAAAAGATCACTGCCCTGGAATCAGCATTGTTATCCTCACATCCAACAATGCCTACTCTCTTGCGGGAAATCCACAAGATTCTAAAGGATGATCCAGAAGTTGTGACTCTACTATCCGAACCAGATATTGCTATCATTGTTAGCGGTCTCAAGCGCCAAACTAATACAGAGATTACTACATCTCTTCTTAAGACCAAAACCAAATCACTAAAGAATGTATCTGTGGATGATATGTTCTAATGTCTACTATCCAATACAAACAATTATGGAATGGCAGCTTTCTTGATGGGTATCTCTCTATTAAATTAGAGCCCAAAGAAAGGCCACCATACAAGGTACTCTACGAATTTGATTCTGATGATGGTAGTATTTCCTTTGGTGGAGATTCTAATCTAGATTCCCTTAATCAGATTGATGAATTGGTAGAGCAGATTAAAAAGAAATACTACGAACTGACTGCCCTATATCTAAATGTTACTCACACCAAAATCCATTGAGCTTGCTGCGAATGTATTTCTTCTAGCAGCTGATGGAAAGATTAACTTTATAGATCATAAATATTTCTGTGAGTGGTTGGGTATATATCCTCAGGCTTTACCTTCACAAAGATATTTGACACAGAAATTAATTGAGTATCTAACAAACTATATAGACCCTAAAGATTCTTCAGATGTATTTCTTATTTGGAAATTATCTTTATGGCTTGAATGTATGCCCCAACAAATTCAGGAAAGTATAAGAGATAGACTATGGATCCAAGACTTAAAAACCTGAGCTATTCTTCTCTGCTCCTATTGCATAGCTGTCCCCGCAAGTATCAGCTACAGAAACTAAATGTATCTAGTAGTGAGGATGATGAAGATTTGTCCTCTTCTTCTAGTGTCACCTTTGCATTCGGACATATAGTAGGGGATGGAATTCAAAAAGTATTTGAAGGTTATACTGAAGATCAAATCTTCTGGTCTGAGTTCCTAATGTGGGATGCTGATCTATTTGCATACAATGACAAGCAGAAGAAATCTTATTGGCTTGGCATGTTGGCGATTCAGAAGTTTATTGAACTACGTAACAATGGATTCCTGGATGAATACGAACTTGTGTATCATGAAGGTAAGCCAGCAGTTGAACTTGGTTTCTGTATTACATTCCCGGATGGATTCAAACTGCGGGGATATGTTGATGCAGTATTGCGGCATAAAATCACTGGAGAAATTGTAGTTTTGGAATGTAAAACCACTTCCGCAACCAATCTGAATGCAGCTCAATATAAGAATTCTGCTCAAGGTGTAGGATATTCTGTAGTACTAGATGATATCTTTCCTGAACTATCTTCATACCAAGTATTATATCTAGCATACAAAACCAAGTCATTTGAATATGAACTATTCCCATTCACCAAATCATATCTCCAACGTGCGCTATGGATTCAGGAAACTCTGCTAGATATTGAGACAATAAAGTTATATGAATCTGCTGGTGTGTATCCGATGCATGGTGAATCCTGTCTAGCGTTTTATAGAGAGTGTGGTTACTATGGTATATGCACTCTCTCTACAGAACATCTTACATCCCAGCTTACCATAGAAGGTGAAGCGAAATTGGTAGAAGATAATATGAAGTATCAGGTACAATTGACACTACAAGATTTGATTAACTCACAACTATCAAAGGCATAAAATATTATGGACACTAAAACCTTAGTAACAATTATAATTATATTTGTCTCCCTTTTAGGAAGTTTGTGTTATATATCTCATACTGAATCTCAAACTAAAATTGAAGTAGCAAAGTATTTATCGGAGTGTAACAAACTATGAAACTAACTGATAAAACAATCTCTGCAACTCATAGAGTTTTGGTGTTTGGAGGCCCGAAGACGGGGAAGAGTGAGTTGGCAGGAAGACTTGCGGAGCACTTCAATCTTATCTGGTTTGATTGTGAAAATGGTTGGGTTACTCTTACCAAACTTCCACCAGAATGGCAAGCACGTATCAATATTATTTCTATCCCAGATTCCCGCACCTTCCCAATCGCAGCTGAAACCTGGCTTAAGATTATTAAAGGTACAGCTGTAGATATTTGTGAAGAGCATGGCAAAGTTTCCTGTGCTATATGTAAGAAGGATAACAAACCACAAGAGCGTATCTGCCTTAATGAAGTTACACCAGATACAATTGTAGTATTCGATTCTCTTACCCAATTCTCTAACTCATGTATCGCACATATCACCAAAGATAAACCTGATACATATAAACTACAACTAGATGACTGGGGTAATCTGCGGGTTCTTATTGACCTGTTTCTTTCCCAGGTGCAAGCCGCGAAATACAATGTTATCTGTATCACACATGAAGAACAAGTTCCAATGGAAGATGGCCGTATTAAATTAGTTCCTGTGTCTGGCTCTTCTAAATCTTCTATGAATACAGCAAAGTATTTTGATCATGTTGTATACTGTGAAGTTAAGAATCGTAAGCATGTGTTTGCATCTTCGACTGGATATAGTAATAATATTATCACAGGTTCCCGCACTAATGTAGAGCTAGAAAAAGATGAGGTGCCTACATTACTACGGATCTTTAAAGGTGAAGTAAAAGGTGTAGGGCCATCTCCAGCACAGACAGCATTAGTGAATTTGGAGAAACTAGGAACTACAACTCCAGCTGTTAAACCATCTCTATTGGTAGGAGCAAAGCCTAAATGAATCGCCAAAAGGTGTATGATGCTGATGGCAAAGTTGTAGATAGCTTCACCAAAGCACAACGTAAAGAGATATTTATGCATCAAGGATTCGGAGCTAACTGGCGAGTACGAACTCTTAATGATGCAGGATTCTATATCAAAGGCCAGACAACTTCTAAAGGAGTAAAGATCAAATGACTAGGTTAGAATATACTACAACTGATAATGGTATGGGAAGTCAGGTGAGAGGAGAAAATAAATTCTTTACAAATGAGCCTAACTTTCCTCTAGACTCTAAGCCAAAGAAAACTGGTTCTATTCTTGACCAAGCTAAAGCTATTATCTATGGCGATCGTGAAAAGACATATGGTCATCCAGCCAAGAATCTAAATACTATTGCTCAACTATGGAATACATACTTTGATTCTATCTCAGCTAAAGATAAAAATGTATCAGTACAATATGTAAATGCACAAGACGTAGCAGTAATGATGATTCTCTTAAAAGTTGCACGACTTGCTAATACTCCAGGGCATGAAGATACTCTGGTAGATATTTGTGGGTATGCAGCTTTGATAGAAAGGGTACAAGATTGCCCGCCATCTGATGGCAAAAATCTCAACACGTAAATATCCTAAATCACATACGAAAGAAATATATCATGTCTGAAAATACCTCTCTAGATTCCTTGCTTGATTCTACTCTTGATGATCTGGCTGACATGCCGGAGTTTAAGTCTCTTAAAGATGGCCATCATCGTGTAAGTATTCATTTTGAAATCATTCCAGAATTCAAGATGAAGGAAGGCCCTACTCCAGTAGTTAAGGCGAAGGTAAAACTTCTCGAAACTATTGAACTGGCTGATCCAACTCAAGTGGTTGATGAAGTTGGTACTGAATCGGAAACGATTTATAATCTTACCAATGAGTTTGGTCAAGGTCAGTTGAAGGAAATCCTGAAGCCACTTGGTGCCCACTTTGGTGTTAGTGGTATTAAGCAAACTCTGGAAGCAGCTGAAGGTGCAGAAGTATTTGTTACCACCAAGAGCCGCACTGATAAGAATGATACTACCAAGAAGTACTTTGGTATCAAGACTCTTAGTATCTAAGTTCTAAATAACACCCTAGCCACTTTGAAATATAGGTGGCTAGTTTATTTATTTAGATATAGTAGAGGAGAGTCAAAGTGAGTGATCTATTCAACAGTGGTTTCTCTTACATCGGCGACGATGGGATGCGCGTTCATGTCTCTCCAAAAACGGAAGATGCGCTGAGAAAAGCAATTAGCGCCCTCCAAGCCAGCCAAGCCAGAGAGAAGAGGCTGGCAGAAGCATTAGTAGAAATTAAGTCACACGCTGAATTCAAAAGTGAGCCGGAACCAAAGGATTGCCACGCCGGACAATTGCTAACCATTACTGATGTGGTTGATGTCGCCATTGCCGACTACCAAGCCAGCCTAAAAGGATAAATCATGAAGCTAATTACATGCGAGCTTGAATTTAAGTATTGGTGCTCCGAAAACATTTTCTATGGCGACGAAGCCGATGATCCAAAAGAGTACCCATTCTTTGTGCGTACAGAGGTTAAAAGCTGGAACTATGAAGAAGAATCAGCCGTTTATCTATACCGCGCTGATCTTGTGAAGATGCTTGAAGAGATGGATTCTGGGAAACAAGAGGATAAATCATGAGCACACTTACACAAGAACAGGAAAACTGGGTTAAGCAAAATTGTCATGGCATTGATGGCGGCGGCATGTACCAAATGTCAGAAACTAATCTTGCGGCCTTATTTGCTTTGGCTACCAGTGGGGCGATATGCGAGCTATGCGGTAACACTGGGCATTATCCGGTTGGCAATAGTGGCTCTGATGCGGACGGGAATGGGTACATATTCGAGGATTGCGAGTGCGATTATTCGCTTGGCATTCGCATGGAACAAATGCGCTCATCCTCCTATGAGGTTTTGAATTCTGATCAAGCCGAAATAATCAAGACGCAGCAAAAAGAAATCACCGCATTGAAGCTGCAACTCTCACAGCGGCAGGAAAGGTTACTAGAGCATATTGGATATTTAAAAGAACTAGCACATCCAGAAAATTCTAATGCTGCGCAAATGCATTATGATCTAATTGTAAAATGGTTGAAGTCAGATGGCTAAAATCTATGACTATCCTAGAATGCTAGATGAGCTATTAGCTGAAACATATTCATCAGACTATGTAGTTAATTTCCTTCTTAACTGTGAAAAGAAGAAAGCTAATCTATCTCTAGCACAAGAGAATGAAATTCTAAAACTATACAATCTATACATAGTTCCTAAAGGTTGGAAGAACAAGGAGATCTACCATACATCCACATAAGGTGGGAGATATTTGGTTTAGGTATGAAAACACTTCAGATATAATGCTTGATATCTTTGACATAAATGAGCCAGTTAAATTATATTGTGGGGAATTCTTAGTTGTTAAAGTAACAGAACATCGTGTATATTTAAATATTCCTTGGTTATCTAAACCTAAAATGGTAGGAGTTGCTTGGTTAAAGAAGTATGCAGAACCAACCAAAGACTTAGCTATAGCTTCATTTATTAAGCGCAGAGTCAAACAAATAGAAATTTTAAGAAATCAAATATTGACGGCAGAAGATGCACTAACTACTGCCAATGATATGCTTGCCAGAGGAAATCTATAATGCAAACTGAACTAGAATTTATTGGCCCAGAACCTACTCAACTTATTGCTTCTCAAGTTCCATTTGGTAAACCATTTCGTTTAGTTAACTCCAAACAGGATATTCATATCAGAGTTAAGCCAACAGGATTTCTTCTCAATTCATCTGTAGTATCTGATGTATTATCTCGTGGTGATACGTTTGTTACCAATATCCAAAAGGGAACTCTATACGCTATCGAAGGTGATAGAGCAGTGGAATTGATTGATGCATCTATTAAGATTAAGAAGGTGCGCTGATATGTCATATCCCCCAGGTACAGTTACTAATTTCAAAGTGGGCCATTCAGTATCTTTAGATTTAGGCGATACTAAATACTTTAGATTGGCAGAAAAGTTTTGGTTTAGATTAGGTTGTGCATTACCTGATGGTAGACTCTACTTAGAGTATGTAACCAATATTTTTACTATTCACGATCTTGAAGAAGAATATCATATTCAAATGGAATTGAAATCTAAATGAATCTCCTATTCCTTGGTACCTTCGATGATAAACCATACCTACCAAGACTCAAATCTTTGGTAGGTATTCATACATGTTTCGTAGTCACAGAGAATATTACCACATGGGCAGAAGTAGCAACCTATTGTCATAAGCGCCAAATCACTGGTATATTTTCTACCTCTACAACTCTTCTAAAAAAACTAACACATAAAGAGAAAGTATCCCTATCCAATTTCGCTGGTTCTTATTTCAAGCGGGATGGTATTGAAGTTGTCTTTGTTAATCCTCTTGACTGGTTACTAAAAGTAAACTATGGAAAATTCATACTGTCCCGTTATCTTTCTAAACTTACTAGTCCTGAGTCATGGGTGCCTTCTACTAAGTTTAGCTTTAGCATCCTTGACGGATCGAATGCAGAGCAGGTATTTTACGAATTTCAAAAAGCCTTTCTTATCGCTGCAGACATTGAGACATTTAGAGAAAATCTGGCCATCCGTTGTATTGGTTACACTGCTTTTTTCTACGGCAGTGATGGCAATATATCTAGTAAGTCTGTTATCCTTCCCATAGATTCTGAATGGGCACTAGCTTGGATGCGTAAATTCAATTGGGAACTTAAAGCCCCGAAAGGATTCCAAAATGGTAAATACGATATTGCATACTTGGCAAGATATAATGCCCCTGTCTACAATTATCTATATGATACTATTAACATGTCTCATTGCTGGTATGTTGAGCTGCCTAAAGATCTTGCATTTATTACTACATTCTTTGTGCGAGAATCCTGGTATTGGAAAGACATGGCTGATACTAACGATCTTATGCAGTATTATGAATATTGTGCCCGTGATACTTGGGGCACTGGTAATTCTATTATCGCATGGTTGATGCAGTCGCCTGAGTGGGCAAAGCAAAACTATCTTCTTGAGTTCCCTCTAGTATTCCCTTCTCATATGTGTGAGATGAGAGGATTGAAGGTAGATATGGAACGCCTACCAGCCGCACAAAATGAGATTCAGGAACATATCAATACTAAGTCTTCCAAACTGGATAAGATGTTAGGTGTAACAGGATTCAATGTCAATAGCCCTAAGCAGATGAAGCAGCTGGTGAAAACTCTCACAGGCAAAGAACCAGAATCTTGTGATGCTAAGAGCCTTGCAAAATTCCAATTTGCTCATCCTCTCAACAATCATATATTAGAACTTATTGTATCTGATCCAGACTCTGGCAATCTAGAAGATTTTGGTATCCGATCATTACGCAAACTACTATCAACCTATTTGGTCAAGGATAAATTTTATGAGAACAGACTACTTTACAATCTCAATCCTCATGGAACTGACACAGGAAGAAATGCTTCAAGTGACAGTCACTTCTGGTGCGGGTTGCAAATCCAAAATATTCCCAGAGGAAAAGAAGTCAAACAAATCGTCTGTGCTGATCCCGGCTTCCTCTTATGTGAGTCCGACCTGGAACAAGCTGAGTCACGCGACACTGCTCACATTGCTGGAGATGAAAGACTTATTGCCGCCGTATCAGGAAGCAGAGATTTTCATTCTGTCAATGCTTCAGCCTTTTTTGGAAGAAAGTACGAAGAGATTTATGACCAAGAAAAGCACAAAACAAAAGATAAACCTCTCCGTGATCTGGCAAAGCGAGTCAATCATGGAGCAAACTATAACATGGGAGCGAATGTCCTAGTAGATACAATGGGCCTAAAACAAATCTATAAAGCATCTGCCTTACTAGGATTACCAAAATTATATACACCTGTACAAATTGCTGAATACTTGCTAGCACAATTTCATAAGACATATCCTTCATTAAAATCTACATACTATCCAGCAATCATACAGCAGATTGAAACTACAAAGAAACTAGTAGGAGCTACAGGTTGGACTCGCTATTGTTTTGGTGATCCTAAAACTAATAAGCGAGACTTGAATGCCTATGTAGCTCACCCTCCACAATCATTGAATGCAATGGTATTGAACCAAGCATTCTTAAAGGTATTCTATGAGATTGCGTTACATCCTGAATGGTCGAAGAACTTCAAACTCTGTGCTCAAATCCACGATTCTATTCTGTTCCAGATTCGGGAAGGCCACACTGATATTGCAGAGAAGGTCAAAGACATTATGCAAATTGCGATTACTGTCAAGGGCTGTGACTCGAAGAGCCGCACATTCACAGTTCCAGCTGCTCTTAAGGCAGGTAAGACTGGACAAGGTGCAAAGTATTGGTCAGAAACAGAATAACCCTTATTAACATATAAAGGCGGATATGGGGCATGAAGATTTATTTTCTCATTATTTAGACTATGCATCCTCCACTGAGGTGCCAATGTTTTTCCATCGGTGGAGTATGATAGCAGGTTTAGGAGCATACTTAGGCCGTGATTATTATTTCAGCCATGGTCATTTCACTGTCAATCCTAATATCTATTGTATGCTTATTGGCTCTCCTGGTACACGAAAGTCTACAGCAATCAAATTAGTTAAATCAATTCTTACTAAAGCCGGATACCAAACAATTGCAGCTGACAAGACTACTAAAGAAAAGTTCCTACTCGATCTAGCTGGAGATGATGGTGCAAATCTAGATGACATATTAGAATCAGATATATTTGGCGGGCCTTCAGATAAAGTATGTGAGTGCCTTATAGGAGCAGATGAATTCAATGAGTTTATTGGACATGGTAATACTGAGTTTATCTCTCTACTCGGTTCTCTCTGGGATTATGAGGGAGTATATAAGAACAGAATCAAGACTGGTAAGAGTATTAGTATCAACAACCCTACAATCTCTATCCTTGGTGGGAATACTCCTACTGGATTTGCTCAGGCTTTTCCTACTGAAATCATAGGACAAGGATTCTTTTCCCGCTTATTATTAATATACGGAGAACCTAATGGACGCAAAATTACATTCCCTAAATCCCCTGATACTTCAGCGACGGCAGAGCTAATTAAATACCTACATGCAATTAAGTCTAATTGTGTTGGAGGCGCAACACTTGAACCATTGGCAGAATCGCTACTTGATAAAATCTATAAGTCCTGGGGCGGAGTTGATGATGTACGATTTGAATCATACTCGAATCGCAGATTCACCCATCTACTCAAACTCTGCCTCATACATAGCGCTGCACGTCTTGGAAGATCAATTAGTGAGGCAGATGTTATATATGCAAACACAGTTCTTTCTCACACCGAACATCTTATGCCTAAAGCTCTAGGTGAATTTGGTAAAGCTAAGAACTCAGATGTATCACATAAGATATTGCAATGCCTAGATGGTGTAGTTGCTCCTGTACCAATGAAAGATCTATGGAAACAAGTTCAACAAGACTTAGATAAGATGCGAGACTTAGGAGATATATTACAGAAGCTTGTAGCAGCGGAAAAGATCCAAGCAGTTAATGGTGGATTTCTTCCGTTTAAGAAGTTGAAGTTAGAAGTTACAGATGGTACGGTTGATTTTAGTTTATTACATTTAGAGGAAAGGGAATTAGGATGATAGAAAACCAGAGAATTAAATTCGCAGCTGCAGCTTTAGTAGAGGTAACTAAGAATCCTGAATATTGGATTAGCGTTGTAGATCAAACTCTACCCGCAGGTAAAGATAATCTTACTATATTCGAAAAACTTAGCGTAGCTGCATATAGTTTGGTAGATGGATTTGAGAGTATTACAAGGAAACTTGCAGCTACGGAGACTGCACAAGGAGAACTAAATGTCTAGAAAAGTCTTATGTATTTATCATGGTAACTGTGATGATGGATTCGGAGCAGCTCACGCTGTATATACTAAATTTCAAGAGTTAGATCATATGGAACTCACCTTCCATAAAGGTATCTATGGTGAAGCTCCTCCTTTAGGTCTTATTGATTCTGACACTACTGTTTATATTGTAGACTTCTCTTATAAGAATGAAGTACTTGTAGACATTGCAGCTAAAGCAGATCAAGTAATTCTTATTGATCATCATCTGTCATTTGAGCAACAAATGCCTTGGCCGGTTTTACCGAATCTTTCAATCGTATTTGATATGGAACATTCTGGAGCATGGCTTACTTGGAACTATCTATTCCCTGATGATATTCCATACTACATTGAACATATTCAAGATAATGATCTTTGGAAATTTAAATTACCTCAGACTAAAGAGTTCATTGCTGGACTAAGATCCAATCAACAGAAGTTTTCTATTTGGGATGAGCTTCTTTATAATCCAATGGCTGTTCTTAAATACAAAGAGAAAGGAGCTGTTGTTCTTTCTTATTACAATGAGAAGATGGAAAATATTATTTCTCTTTGTACTCGCAAGATGACTATCAATGGCATTGAGGGTAAGGTATGTAATGCCCCTCCAATGTTCGCATCTGATATTGGAAATACTCTAGCTAAACAAACTGGAACATTCGGAGCTACGTATTTTCATAGAGCTGACGGAGCTGTTGTATTTTCTCTTCGTAGTATCGGAGAGGAGTGTAATGTAGCTAACCTAGCCAAACTATTTGGAGGTGGAGGTCATAAGAACGCTGCAGGATTTACTCTGATGGAATCGCCAGATATTAATTTGTGGAATATTCCAGATAGTGTGGAAGGAGAATAGGTATGGCACTTAGTGATTTTGATATAGTAATGTTCCCTGAATCTTTGATTCAACTTAACAGGGAAATTGAACACCATCCAAAGCTTATGGAACTTCTAGCGAATCATCCAATGAATGAGTTAGAAGTAAAGCTAGCAGAAGTAGCTGCATATGTAGAAGTAATTCTAGATGGTGACTATGGGCCAAAAGATGTGGATGGATTATGTACTACACTACGGGAAAGATTATATACGAAACGAACTGGTGTACTGATTGTCCATTAGGATAAAATAAGGCCCTAGATTCCGTAATGGTTTCTAGGGCCTTATCACATCTACATCTTACACCTTATGCAATCCTATACCAAGTAGTCAATGCTGCACTCCAGATATAAATCGCATTCCCATTTAATGCCATCGTAGTCAATGCACCCTGTACAGTGAACCCACCTGCGGCTGTCATTGTTACTAATGTAATTGCCTGAGTGCTCTTCACTACAAATTGCTGACCATCAAATCCAGCTGTTGGCAACTGAATACCACCTGTAGCTAACAAACCGCCAGGAGTTATTAGTCCCATGATATGCTTGGTAGCATGAGCTGCAAAGATAGCTGTCTGACCTACTGTAATTACTTTCTGCTGTACATCCAATCCGATGAGATTAACAGAAGTAATCAGATTTGCTAACTTCTCAGCCACTGAACCAGCTGGCGCTGACACTGAAGAATCATTCTTAATCTGAGATGCTTTAGGTTTAGAAGGACTTCTTAGTGCCATGATTAAGTCTCCTGACCAATATTCACATTCATATTACTTGTACCTGTAATAGTCTTGTGGGCCATGTGAGTCTTGCCTGAAGGGATATTAAACAACTCTGTTGATCCTCCAGGAATTCTCAGGCCAGGATGTGAGCCATCAATAACTACATTGCTATCCCCAAATAAAATATACACATCATCTGTGACAGTAATTCTAACTGTTGGATAGCCTGCAGTTAATACCCATCGATCGGAAGTTGTAGTAACAGTTACATCTGGTTCATATACAAAAGGTTGATAAGGTGTTGCCATGATAACTCCATAATATTACTTATACGTGAATGTAATATCTGCAGGAGTGCCGCCAGTGGTGATACAAGTTAGGCCTACTGTAAAAGCTAGATCAAAGAGCATACCACCCTTTTCAGCAGTCGTTGCAGCGCTGATAATGACGGTTCCGGAGGCAGCAGTATTATCATAGCACACAAGAGTAGAACCTACTCCCACTGTACCTAAGATAATAGAATGCAACGTGCCTGCTCCAGATTTTATAGTTGTAGTTGTTGCAGTACTCATACGGGCAAAACTATATCCACCAGTTGTAGCAGCTCTTAGCTGTACATATTGACCAGCAGCTGCATCTCCCTTAGCGCGATCCCAAGTTGTACCATTAAAGACTTGCATGTATGATGCAGTTTCTTCAAAGTCATTATCATTTGATCTGCCATCTTGAGGACGAATGGCTGATGGTTTAGTTCTTACAGAGTGGTAAATAGTTTGGATACGTAATGCAGTAGTTGGAGTAGTATTGTTATTTGTATATACAATCCTACAGAATCTAGCACCAATGCCAGAACCAAATGCTTTACCAGTTGAAGCTGGCACAGTATAGGTATCTGAGTTATCCCAGTTGGTGCCATTATTAGATTGTTGAATTTGCAGACCATCAGTAGCAGATGCTTGGTCTACAAATACAGACACTCGCATTTCAGCAAAGTTAGAGCAATCTTCTGAGGTGCCAGTAAATACACCATTGGCGCCAAGGTTAGATGTTGAGGAATTATTTGTAGATACAAAACTAACCTGGGAAGAACTTGTAGCAGCTGTACCACCTGAAGGAGTTCCAGGTAAGGTATAGATATTACCGGCACTATCAGTCTTAAATTGATTATATGAGCCGGGAGTAATCTCACCTCGAATTACTGTAGCACCTTGAGCCGCCACACCCAAGGAAACCACAGCTGCCAATAAACCTAGATATTTCTTGAGTCTCATTTTGAATCTCCATTAGTAAAGTCTTGTAAATCATAACCGCCCATAATTCTCTGCATACTCTGAGCGTAAGGAGTAGACAGATGTTCTTTAATTTTATTAGCCTGTGAAGTGTTTGCAGCTGTATACTGTTGCATAAAGAATTTATTAAATTCAGTTTGCTTACCTCCCCGCTTTACAAACTCATCTACAAATCCATCAATCTGATCTCGTGTAGGTTGCTTGCCAGCAATAACTGTAGTCTTAATTGCCTGTCCAAGTTCCTTACGAGCGTCAGCATCTTTAGCTTGATACACTCCAACAGCATAAGATCTATCAATAGCTATAGCTTCGTCCAAAGGTTTGGCGCCCGCAAGTCTGGTAAGATTAGCAAGAGACAACAAATCATTTGAAGCAATCACATTACCTTTAGATGATGTACTATATGATTTAGTGTATGGATTATTAGTCGCTTGTAGAGTCTGAGCCAAACCAGCTAGAGGCCTATTAATACCAGAGTGCTCTATGCCTTGTAGGAATGAACCCCATACATCTCCACCATTTTGTACATTCGCAAATGTCTGTTTAATTGCACCAAACATTTTACCTGTAGCATTAATAAATGGAACATCAGCTAGAGCTGTAGGAATCACAGTTACATTTCTAGGATTGATATCACCACGGGTATATAAGTTCATTGCCAAGTCAGGATCAATAAGTCCCCAAACATTAGAACCCAAACCATACATCAGCCAGTTACCAATCTCTTTATTGGTTCCACCATACACTACATCATATGCATCTCTGTGCTCCGTATTACCAGAAGCTGTACCAATTACATGAGTATTGATTGCATTAAATGCTGGTAGACCGTTCATACCGTAGATTGTTCCTTGGAGTCCGAGCAAGGATATTGCATCTTTGCCTTGACCTTCTCCGACATATCGGAAGAGTTGTTGCAAAAGATTAAACTGGTATGATTGGAATAATCCAACTGCCTGTCCAACTGGGCCTTGGAATAATCCTGGTCGCTGTGCTGCAAGGAAGTTACCTTGGGTACGATTAACAAAAGTATTAATATAACTCCAAGCTTCTTGTGGTTCAAGTATTCCATGTTTAACTCCTACATCAGTAATTTGGCGCATAACATCAGCCGCCACAAATCGATTGAATTCCTCCGCTATTGTATTACCTGTAAGCTTCTCACCAGTCTTAGCTAGTTTGGTAGCTTTGTCGATAATACTATTAAGAGCAGCTGGTGATTCATTTCCTTTAAGCGCGAGAGTAGAAAGAGTATCATTATACTGATCACTAAGTGATGTGATTAAACCACGCTCTTTAAGAGTAGCCCGAAACTCTTTGCCCTCAGGTGACCAGAAGTTTTTCCAGCTATTAGATATTAGGCGACCTGGAGACAGAATAGATTCTCCTGTACCTGGAACCTTAATCTTAGCTAGCTCTGCTAATTCACCAGCAGCATCTGCATTACCAGATTCAATCGCCCGAATCACACTCTTAGTTTCTGTACCCAATAAGACATTGGATCCAATCACATTGTTAATAGCATTGATGGAATCTAACCGTAGCTGTAGCGTGGCAATAATACTATTAGCCTTACGGATAAATCCTGTGAGATATTCTTTAGGTGCTGTATGATTAGCAAGAGCTACAGTTGCTGCATCATAGTAGGCACCTTGATATCCAGAATCCATTAGCATCTTATTAATACCTTCTAGCTCCTGCGGAGTCTTGGCATTACTAAACGCTTCATACACCTTATTAAATATCCCAGACACTTTACGATCTAACAGATCATTTAGGGGTGACCAGAATGGATACTCTTTAGATGTAGATACTCCAATAAGAGTCTTGACATAGTCAGCAAATGGATTCTTTTCTACATTCTCCACATAGCTAAGAGCATCAATAGCAGTATAGTGAGAGCGTGAAATCTTGGAATATTCATCTCCAAGCTTCATCAACATTTGAACCTGAGGCTCATACTTATGTAGAACAGCCTCACGAACCAGATTAGATTTGCGTGCCAAATGCCATTGCTCAAATTCATTGACAATCTTTTCTGGATCAGTGGCTGGCAGATAGTTAGCAGACACACCTTTACGCTGTAGAGCTGCATCAAAGGAAGTATCAGTAAGAGTGCGCTCATAGTCATACTGACCAATAGCTTTGTAATATCCTTCAGCATCTTTACCAGTAAGAACTTTTAAGGTAGGATCAGCTTGGCGTACAGCTGTCATCTGAGCTTCTAGATTCTCAGCTGATGTAGCATGTAACATCTTCGAGCGGCCAAAGGTTCCTTTAATAGAATCATCTACTACAAATGCGTAGAACTTATAATCCTTTGGATTAGCTGGAATAGGATATACAGCTTCTGCATCCCTGTGGAATTGCAATCCTTGATTCGCTCTAATCTTAGATAGACCTTCAATGTTCTTACCATTCTCGGTGACATGGAGTTCGAAGGCATTATAAGTTTCTGGATTCTTAATCTCAATTGAATGAGGAATATCATTGGCAACCACAGGAGGTTTAACATTTTCGGCTCCAGATGCAATTGCTTCTTCATAGCGTACAATCTTAGCTAGACGTAGTTGTCCATCCCGCAGAACATAATCTTCTGGGATACTACGTAGCTTATTATTAAGAACAGAAAACTCAACTGCAGCTTCAGGAGAATTACGTAATGCGTATGTAACTGGGGCCGCAGAATCCATGAAACCAGCACGCTCAAGTTCAATAGCTTTTAGTGTCTGAGCTCCATTATATTGTACCTTGGAACCGAGACTGCCATAGTTACCATTCTGCGAAGTTAGTAATCCACCCCCAGGGCCTTGAACATTTGCTTTAAAAATATCTTTGTCAGAGATAGGAGCATGACCAGAGTTACCTAAGATACTAGATGCAACCATATCTGCCTGTTGAGCGTACAGACGTTGTTGTTGTTTGATAAGAGTCATGGCATCAACTACCATACCATTAACACCTTGCACACCAGAAACATCTTTAACACTCTTGGTGTATAAAGGCAATTCCCACACTGATACACTAGGAGCATCTTCTTTAAGAACTCCAGCTTTCTTCAGTCGTGTGGTATATTCTTCAGCTGCATCTCGCATAGCAAATGCATTCTTATCATCAAACTTGCGAGTGCCATTTAGATATTCCTGGGAAGTATCAACAATCTTAGCAATCTCTTCATTGTTAAGTTTACCAGTTTTAGCCAGCTCAGTTGCTACATCCTGCTTCACACCTAGAACAAAGTTCTTAAACTCATCAATAGATTGGAATGTAATCTCACCAGTTTCAGTTTTAACTGTAGGTAATACACCCTGCTCATACGCAGCTTGAAGATATGGAATATCATTAGCTGCTATAACTTCTGTACCTTTAAGCTGAGTTTTCATGGCTGTAACATAGCGAGCTTCTGCTGCAAGAGGAGAAGTCTCAGCTGGATTCCATATAGTTTTCAATCCTTGTTTATAGGAAGCTACTGCATCAGAATACGAAACACCTTTCTTAAGAGTATCAGCAATACCAAATACTCTAGGCGCCTCATTAGTTACTGCCCCAGCACCTTCCCCATAGTTCTTCACATAGCCGATAGATGTGCTCTTATATCTAGCGATATCCTCTGGTGTAGCAGTCAGAGGATCAAACTTTTCCAAGAACTTTTCTTCTGGTAGCTTCTCAGAGAGTCTGGCAACATTCTTTGTACCATACAGATTATTCTCTACTATATCTGCAGGTGTAGATTTGTGCCAGCTATACCACATAGATGCTAGTTCTTCATCCCCGCCAGCTAGTGCACCATATTCTTTACGGATATCCACATCGATATTACGTAGTTTAGATTCCCGTAATGAAGAAAACTTTGCAGCCAATTCTAGTTCTGGTGCAGGTTTAGGAGTTTGTAGTGCGTCATCTGCATACAAAAGAATCTTATCTGAAGCTTTAGAAGTTTCTGCTACTGGTACACGCACAGTATAAGGTGCAGCCTCCGCACCAACATCTCTAATAGATCTATTGATCTTGGAGATAATACCAGTAGAGCCTACAACTCCACCAATTACACCACCAAGAATAGAACCATACAAAACATTGGATGCAATATCTCCAGCATCTTGCTTATCCAACACAGGAGATTTAAACATCGTAGCTTCTACTGCCAAAGTTGCAGCCGCAGATTCTAGAGTATTCTGGGTAAAGGCTCCAGCAATAGCTTTAATAGTTGCAGGTTGCCAAATAGAGATAGCAGCATTAGGAGTTACAACTGCAGAGATAGCCTCTTTCAAAAGAGTGGGCTGTGAAGGAGTTAATAGTCCAACAGCCTTACCTAGGTTTCCACCAATACGACCAGTAGCTACTGCACCTTTCAATGCAGTCTGGCCAGCATTAAGAATCTTAACTCCTGCCATACCTGGAACAATGGAACCTAATACAAAACCTACAGTATCAGCTGAATCTTGGTGCTGTTTATAATATAAAGATAGATCTGAATCAAATGATTCCAGTGCATCAGCCGTACTTGATAGTTCAAAGTCTCCGCCAAGAACATTACCAATAGATGGAACAATATTATATACCTGATTTACACCAGATACCATGGAAGTAGTTACAAACTTACCCACACTAGATAGGTTATCTATAGATCTATCCAGAAAACTATCATTTAGATTTCCAATATTATGAGTATCTGAAGCTACAAGATAAGAAGGCACACCATTATAGGAACCAAAGGACTCTGTGGAACCTGCATCATCTGGCTCATTTATGGAATATTTCATTCTTTGTTGCCTCCAGCCTTGTAGACTTCGAATGCATTTAGGATACCTCTATTACCAAGTTCTGATGTAACTAGGTATTTCTTAACAGCAATTGGATCCATAAGATTTAACTTCACTTTCCCTGTAGCAACTAGACCCGCAGCAGCGCCCACTGGAGAGATTAAATAGTCTCTTGTATTAGGATTAATCTTAGAGACTTCAGTTACATAAGATGTTTGTGAAGGCATACCGAATTTAACAAATTCTTTCTTAGTGTTATTAAGGAGAGCTCCAGCTGCTACGTATGTATTAATACCTTGAGCAGCTTGTTCGATATTAATCTTGCCCTCAGATAACGCAGCTCGTGTAAGATCTAATAGATGCGAAGGATCAATGTTAGACGCATTGGCCGCAGCTAGTTGAGGAGCCACAACTGTTTTAAACCAAGGAGTTTGTTGTACACCTTGACTCTGAGCAATAACTTTAAGTGGAGGTAAATTATAAGGATTGGTTCCATCTGCTGGTTTAATATTAGAAAGCATTGGTGTTACAATTTCAGACAAGCGAGTCTCAGCTGTAGCTGGAAGAGTTTTCTTGTCTTTATTTACTGCTGCTGATTGCTCATATGCAGACTTAACAATATTGTATACTTGTTCTTGTTCAGGTGTACGACGGAGACCTAGGCGCGCAGTAGAGGTAAGAACTTCTACAGGATTATCACCCAAAGTAATTACACCTTGGTTAGCAGCAGCAGAAGATCCCATCTCCATTAGTAGTTGATACTTCTTACCAACTTCACCTGGTAGTTTTAATAGTCTATCTACATTATTTGCATTAACTTCTAGAATAGCCTTATCCTCTGGCACTCCAGATTTAATCATTGCATACTGTACATATTGTGCTTTGATTGCATTACCTTCTTTAACATCTTGAATCTGGTCTAGTTTCTCTTGCAACAGCATAGTATTTAGCTGACGTTGTTGAGCCATACCAGCACGTGCTTCTCTCTGATATGCAAGAGATTCTTGTTGAGCTTGTACAGTAAACTGCTTAACAGCATTATCTAGTTGTACAGAATTTAGTTTAAATACAGACTCTACACCTTGAGCATTTAAGCGCAATGCTTCAATATTAGCTGAGAGCGATTTAACCTTCAGCTCATTCTGTAATGCAGAAGTCTGAGATTGAATAGATGCGGCTGTACGAGTAGTAGCATATTCATTCTCAGTCTGAGCAGTTTGCTGCAGGAAGCTATTAATCTTTCCCATCGAATCAGCAGCCGCACTAACCTTAACATTGGCGGCCTCAAGTTTATCTTCTGAATCTGGAAGAGTAAATTGATTTACCAAGAATTCAATAGGATTATCAAACAGTCCAACAGATTTCTTATCAGCAACTTCTTGAGCGGCTGCATTACGTTCTAGAACTGAGGTACGTAAAACTTCTGCTAATTGATTTGAAATCTTAGCAGAACCTTCGCCCCCCATACCAACTTGTAGATATGTTTGAGATTTCTTATTTTGAGCTTCTAGTGCACCAAGTTCTCTGGTCTCTAATGATAGCGCAGTATCTCCTCTACTGTCTCTAGTTCCCAGAATGGTATCCATGAGATCAGAAGATGCAGCTGAAATCTCACTAAAGATATTAGATACTTTAGTAGAGGCGTCCTGAGCTTCTTGTGTATTAGCTGTAAATAGATCAGTTATAGATGACATTAGATTTGTCCTTAGCTAAAACAATCTTACCAATCAGAGAACATACTGGCACACCTACATGCCAAAGAATCTTACCTAGTACAGACTTGCCACCATTAAGATGTGTAGCCCAAGCAAATGCAAATGGCTTAGCAATTTTAGTAGCCAGAGCTGAGCGAGACATAAGAGCTGCGTATGGAACGCCCCAGAAATGATATCCTACAACAGCAGAAGCTGGAACTTTACCAACATAGTTAGTAAGTTCTTTAGAATATAGCTCATTAGACATAATACCCTGGCGATGCAGTTCTGTACAAATAACAGAAGCTGCACCTAAAAAATCTCCAAACACAGAACCCCCCAAAGCATCTCCTGCAATTTGGGTTGTATCTCCATTAATAACATCTCCTGCAATATCAAAGCCGGCTGATGCCAGATCAAATCCGCTTGGAGTATAACCTCCAGAATTAAAAATACTTCCCAGATCATCTATAGAACTGGAAGAATCAATATAGTCATAGGCTGTAGTTCCGCCATAATCAAAAATACTATCAGCAGAACTGATAAAATCTGGAGAACCTCCAATAAAGTCTGCAGCATTGAATACAGAACTCCCATTATCCAAAGCACCAGATAGACTATCAGAATATCCTCTTCCGATAACAGATCCAATATCTCCTCCACTTCCACCTCCAACTCCCAAGACTTCTCCGATAGATCTACTAGCAGAATCTACAGATTTATCTACAGCATCTCCTATACCTGATTTCTTAATAACTTTATTTCCTAGATAGGTAGCTGCGCCAGTTAGAAGAGTTTTTCCCAAATCCAATTGACCTGCTGTTTGTTGAGTCTGAGTAGTTGGAGCTTTAGTAGTTGTAGTAGTTGATTGTTTTTCAGCCACTGCAGCAGCAGCTCTCGCCAATAAATCATTTGTAAGCTGAGTATTTACAGATGAATTATATAGACCAGCAGATTTCTGTCCACCAGATACAGCAGCTAAACCTTGATTACCTCCAAGGATAGAATTCAACATAGCTGTAACTGCATCAGCATCTAGTGTAGTTTTCTGTGTAGTTTCTCCGCCGCTCTGTATAGTTGTCTGTGCAGGAGATCCTTTGAATAATGCCAGTAGTTGGGAAATATTACCAACCATATCACTTCTGGAAGATGTAGCCATTTTATTAACCTCGATTGTCAGATTTAATTTGTGGGTCAGCTTGCATCTTACCTCTGAACCATGCAGTTACACCAAGAACTCCACCAATTGCTAGCATCTCATCTACACTAAGGCGCTCAGGTTTAAGACCTACAAGAGGCAATAAGAATAGAGAAAGAATATACAGACCAAAGGAGAAGCCAATAAATGGGCGCCATGAGTATGTAGGCCAATGATCAGCAGTAGATTCTACTTGCATGGTCTTATTTACTTCTACAACAATTTGTGCCTCAAGCTGAGCAAGAGTAACACCTGCAGTAATTTGAGCTTGTTGATACTGTAACTCTAATTCGCGCAACTTAACTACCTGCTCAGGATTACCAAGAGCTGTAGTTAGTGCAGATTTAACAGATTCAACATCATTAGAATCTAGACCAATCTTTGGCGCCAGCCATGTAGCAACACCTGCACCAGCAGGGCCAGCTAGAGCTGTACCAATCCAAGGTAAAACTGCCTTGATAATATCATTCATATTTATTTCCCTTTGGATCAGTTAAACCAAATGCGTAGGTTCCGTCTTTTAATAATGATAACACTTGAGACTTATTTTGTAACTCGGGGTTTGATGAGAAGGAAATATGCACCCAAGTATGTTCTAATATCAACTGCTTAAATTTAATGCCACTTCGAATAATGGCTTTACATACCTCTAAAGGAGTTCCAAATTCTGGGCATGTAAAATCCACAGCTTTAGCAGAGAGGTGATCAGAAGTATCTTTAGACCCAAGAGCTCGATTTAGTTGGAGACAGCGATACCAAGATGATACTAAGATTGGCTTACCCAGGTGTTCTCTAACAATGTCCATATTCTGAGCAGTATATAGAGCTTTAGGTTTTAATTCTTCCGGAATGCTATTATCAATACCAAGACTTTCTGCCTTAGCAGATCTAATAACTTCTTCCCAAGAGAAATATTTAGAAATCATACAGCCTCCAAGTCTGGTTTAAAGTATATAGTGGTTGGAGATAGTGCATATCCAATAGCTTGGGAATCAGGAGATGCAGGTTTAATAGAAGTAATATTACCAGCTACAGCAGTAGAGGTATAATACAAAGCGCCAGGAGTTAGACCAGATACTAAAGTATGTAACCCAGATAATGTAACAGGGCCATAATCTCCTATAGCATGATTACCAGTTACAAATCCTCTAGTTACTCCACCTGCCATAGCGGGCCCACCAGCTTTTCTAGCTTTCAATACACCTGCATCATTGTATAAAGCCACCATCATACCAGTAGATACAGCTTCCCCAAATAAGGGATAAAATGTATTCTGTCTTCCTTCTGTTAGTGTAGCGGAAGGTGTAAGTTGTGGCCAAATCTCAGAGTCTGGGGGCATTGCTCCTGTGTATGAATCTAGAGTTCTAGCTATGATATTACATGCACTATACAGCTTAAGAATCTCTCTAAATACATCAGAATCTTTTAGTTGATCAGGCTGCACACCAAGACCAATATTAAATGTAATTGGATTATTAGTAGCCATTAACGTCTGCCATTAATATGAAAATGTAATACAAATGATACCATAGAAAATGCTCCTACTAGAAGTAATGAATGATTTATACCAGTTGCCCTTACACCATAAGTTCTAGTAAGATTCTTCTTATACTTCTCTACACATTTGATATTTGTAGTATTATTACCATCAACTGAAACCATATCATACAGATCAAATTCTGACCATGGACGAATATTATCTAGGTCAATAGATTCCATAGTAAGTAAGCGATCCCGAATGAATTGGAATTTGCCTAAGATCATTACCCCAGAACCTTGTTGAATATCTACACCAAACTGTGCAATAACAATTGTACCATCATCTTTAAGAAATGCTACAGACTCTCTAGGAGTTTCAGCTCCAGCTACAAGAGGAGGAAATTCAAAACAATACACATGAGGTACTTTAAGTTTACCAAATCTCTTGGTAGAGAGATCATATACTAGAGCATGTGTAAGGGATGTAATACCATAAGAGATCACCAAGTATCTATCTGAGATAACTTGGATCTGTTTGGTCATTGGATCTGTAAGAAAGGTGCGCACAAATGATAAAGACTCTTCATCAAAGTCCTCAAAGTATTTGCCTGAAATAAAATCAGTCACCTCTGGCAGAAGAGCTTGAGTTCCATTAATAGAAACTGTCTGTAGGCCAGAAGATGTATAGGTGATATTATTCCCAGTATTTGCATCTGATGCAATATAGTTAGAATTAGTAGTACCTCCAGAATTAATAATTTCCCGGAAGTTGAATGGGAATCTAGAGTTGCCAGAGTATGTACCAGATACAGCATTTACTGAGGTGTATACAATAAAACCAAATGGCATCTGAGATACTACAGTCAATGGGCCTCTTGCACCTTCCACTTGTCCGCCACCTGCCCCAGTAATAATTGAGGGTACAAAATCTGTAGGATCTACAGTAGAAGACCAAGCAATAGCATCTCTACTCCAAGCAAGAAGATATCCAGCTACGCCAACAATACCAAGAATATCTGCGGCAACTAGGCCAGCTAGAACTACAGGAGTCAGAGCTCCTGTTGTAAAATTAAACTCATAGCAACCAAGACCTGCAATATAGATATAAGTAATACCAGATACAAATGCAGCTGTAACTATAGGATTTGCTACTCCAGTATTAGCTACAAATGTCCATTCTGTAAATCCTGAAGGTAGAACCCAGAAAGCTCCAGCAGCTGTAAATCCTAGCAATGCATCAGAGTTATCCGAATCTCTTACCTTTACAAGTCCAATAAATCCAGAAGAAACATTTCTAACACGTTGCATGTATCCAATAGATTTGAATCCCTGTGCAGTAGGAATTACATTATGCATGTAATATACTTGAGGAATACCTCTATCTTTGTCTGAATCCGCAGCAGAAGCAACTTGAGGGACATACGTATTATCATACCTAGGTACAATAACTGTACGTCCCTCATTCTCTGCTACAAAAGGAAAACTAGATGCAGAAAGATTTCCTCTGTACACTTGTTGTGACATATATTATCCTCTAGTTCCGCCTGTAGAGATTGGGTCACCAGGTTTAATTGTCTGACCTTGTTTCTGGAATAAAGAAGCTAGAATATCTGGAATCAATTGATCTTCTTTTCCCTCATAAGAGGAAGCTATAAGTTTATATAACTCCTCTTCATCTATACTAGTTTCAGATGTCATGATGTTTTACCTTATATGGAGGAATAGTATCTTCCATTCGAGTAATTCTACGATCAAGTTCTGAGAGTTCACCACGTAAATCTTTCTCAATACCTGAAAGAGTCTTATTCATATCCTTAAGACCTGAATCCATCTTCTCTGTTAGATCATCTAGTTTAGCGTGAACCCGCAAACCAATCCAACCAAGAATAACAATCAGAAGACTTAAGGAGCCGCAAAGGGTGGAAATTAATAGTGCTTCAAGACTAATTCCACCTGAGCTCATAGCTGCTCCTTTAGTGCCAGGATTTGACTGTGGAGATTTGTAGCAAGTTGGATATCTTCTTCTATACCAATTGCACAGCCCATAATAACAGTATCAGTGAATTGAAGTTTAAGTTCAGCGATCTGATCTAAGATTGGTTGCTTAGGATCTGTAACTACAGGAGGCTGTTCTTCAGACCAGATCTCATCTTCTGTCATATCTTCTGGAGATTCAATAGCTCTCCAAGAGGTTACAATATCTTCATCATTTTTGGTAATAGCATAGCTCATTATATATTATCCTCCCAGCCGTCGGCTAAAACATAACAATTAACACCAGATGCCCAATAGATATTGGTACTTTCTAGCATCATCTCTGCGGATTGTGAAGATCCGTTAGTCCCTGCAACACCTGTAAGAATAGCAAAGGGAGGATTAGTAGTAGAAGTTTTAGCTCCATATAAATTACTAGGAGCAATCATAGCTTCACCATTTAGTCCGCCAGTACCTAGAGTTACTTTAATTGCAACAGCGGTTGGAGGAACAAATGCGCCTGTAGCAATAGCAACCCAAGTTGGTACAGTTGTAGAACCTACAGTACCAGAAGCCATGATTGGCAGATTAGGCACATTGGATGCAGTAACTACTTTATATTGGAACTTACGTCCAGCTTGAACATACGAGAGTGGAAACTTACTACCAGATGCATCAGTGCGAATATAACCAATCCGGGCCTTGTGAGTATATCCACCTGGAAGAGTTGGAGCAGTAGCACTGAGAGAAATCAGACCCGATGTGGTTGTACCATTCCAAATCAACCACAGGCTATACCAAGTAGTTGCAGCTAATACACCAGTATCTAAACCATTAGCACCTACGGTAGATGTATTAACAGTTACACTTACATTACGTACAGTTTGGTATGCATTGGAACTATTCTCTAGAATGATTTCATCACAGGTGATAGCCACATTCGCAGATAAGCCAGTTGCAGAAGATACTAGATTTCTGTATGCACCAAGAACGGAAGCAGACAAGGTGCCCAGCATTGTAAGAACAGTTGCAACTGACAGAACTTCTACATTACCAGTACCTGCAGTATTACGACCCAAGAAAGATTGGGTTGCAATCTGTTGCATCTTAGCAACTGTTACAGAATTATTTGGTAGGGTAGAATAGAATGTAACTGAACCCCCACCATTAATAGTAACAGCTCCACCTGGAGCAAAGAAGAGAGAACTTGGGAAATTAGCTGTTACAAAATACTGCCCAGGAGGAACTACTACATATAAACCAGATGCAGAAGCCGCAGTAAATGCCGCAGTATCGTCAGTAGCACCATCACCAACAGCACCAAAATCTTTTACAGAAATAATCTCTTGGAGTTTAGTACGAAGGAGACGCTGAATAACTCCAGTAATTCCCCTTCCTACTGTCACCAATACCTGATTATCAGTTAGTCTAGTTACCATATCTTTTTCCTTTAAATAATTGCAGCTCTAAATACTAACCGATCGCCTATTTCTAGGGAACTAATACATTGTACAGACGTAGTTGAAGCTTCTGTATAATCTACACCTAATACCCACTCTAACCCATTTACTAAAAATCTCAAAGATGCTCCACCTAATGTGTATGTAAATGGCAGAGGAATAAGAGGAGCACTATTTGCTATTGCTACTGTGGTATAGATAACATTATTAGTGGGCACTACACCAGCTACATCTGGAAATCCCCACGCCAAGATTATATCATTAACTTCGGCGGCCTGAGATGGAACTAAATCAAATCCAGTACCTGCAACTCGTTCAGTGTAATCTAAACCAGATACTAAAATATCACCATTCTTAGATACAAATAGTGATCCAGTTCCAGAGGTGTATGTAAATAAGCTAAGAGTAAAAGCTGTTTGATCTTCTGTAGCTATGAAATATTGCTGTATTGCTGATTCTGCTACAGGAGTTACAGGAGTTCCAGCATTCCATTCATTTGTAGAAGTCATATATTATTCCCCTACTGTAGGTACTTGAGAAGTTTTAAGTAGTTGCATCTGTTCGCCAACTAGGCGTTCGTATGAAGATGACTGCTCATCAAAACCAATCATCTTAAATATCAGTCTGCAAGCTTCGTAGATAATAAAATATCTGTGATCATCTGAGATCCAAGAGTTGTATCCTGAGTCTGTAATATCTGGATTTACATATGCACCTACTAACATATATTGTAATAGGTCATTTGATTTGATCTTGTAGTTCACACCAGCTAGGTATGCTACATTTACTCTATTAACTCCGTAGCCATCAAGAATATCCTCTGGAGTTATAATCTTAATAAATCCCATACCATCACCAGTAGTGGGATCAAACTTACGGAAATATTTAGCAGCTCTCCAACGTGGAATAGCGGCCTTATAATCAAAGTCTTGTAGATAGGCAGCTGTTTGAAACTCAAGCGCCACTTCTACAATATCCTTTTGATAGAAATCAGATTGATGCCCTTTGAGAGTGGCCGCCTTAATAGCAGATAAAGTTTCAGCTGCCAAATCAGGACGATTTGTGATTGTATAAATCTCAGCTGCTAGATCATTTAAGGCGGCCATGTTCTCTTATACCTTCAGAAGATTAACTACTGGTTTAGCTTGTTGTGCACCTGCAGCCTGTGGTTCAATAGTTGCAGTAGATGCTGGTGATACTGGAGCAGGAGCTGAATCACCTGGAGTAGATACAATACCCATAGAAGCCTTGTAATCTGCAATTGCCTTCTGACGAATCTGTTCAATTGGATCAATGAGTTCACTATCAATAGTAACTTCATTCTCATCAATATAGATATGTGGATGACGAGCTTTAACTTCAGCATTCAACTGAGCAATCTCATCTTCAATATCTGTTGCATATGTGCCATTAATAAAGTTGGCTTCTTTACCATTACTGAAAACATACTTGCAAGAACCTAGACGATTCTTAAAAACATTTAGTGTAGCCATGATTGAAATTTCCTTAGATTAGATACCTCCCCGAAGGGAGGATTATGGGAGTTAGCCAGAGATTAATTTAAAACCGCCCCATTGAACTACAAGATTAGTAGCTGCAACTGAATCTACTGTAATTTGACCTGTAGTAGCATTAGGAACTAGAGCTTGTGCAGAACCTCCTGTATAGACTGTAACACTCGAAACATAACCTGGAGTGGTAGAAGTCATACCAGGAGGATTAACTTGAACTGTTGCCATGTTAATCCTCCTTCTGCTTAACCTGCAGCAGCAGCGGTAAGGTTATAGATAATCGAATTAGCTGGAGGATTCTTAACTACACAAGTAAGTTCAGTAGTCAGAGTACCACCAACAGCATCGATACCATTATCATTTGCATCCATATCAGCATTGAATTCCTTGTTTTGGGTCTTGCGATTACCAAGGTATGCAACATTGAAAGTAGACAAATCTACAGCCACAGCCATCTTAGCCCAACTTGCATTGGTATTCAGAAGTGGATGTTCGATCACACGGAAAGTTCCACGAGCAGTCTTCAGAGTACCAAATTGCAGGCCCCAGTTAGTCTGACCATCAGTGATGAAGTAAGTACCATTCAAGCGACCAATGTTATTCAGAACTCGCTTAGCTGCACCACCAACAAAAAGAACTCGCTCATTGGCAACCTTAGGATCAGTGCTTTGATTGAAGCAAGGATCTAGGAAACCTTCAAGTTGAGTGTAGTTAGTAGTAGCGCCAGCAGTAAACACATTGGCTGCTGCATAGCTGGAAGGGTAGTATGCAAGATTACCAACAATATTAATCAAACCATCCATTGTGCGGAATGGTTGACCATTGCGAGTACCTTGAGACTTTTGACCAAAGAACAGAGCCTTCTCAATATCAGCTGCATGGAAAGCAGCACAATCTTGGCGGGACTCAGCATCATTGGAATCACCAGCGATAACCAGAGTAGCACGAACAGTATCTGAAATCGCCCAAGTATTACGGAAGATTTGGGTAAAGTTAGTAATACGAACTGGATTGATGATTAGCGAAACTGGACGCAACGAACTTTCTTCGTATGCATTACCAACTTGATAACCATTTACACCTGACAAAGCTGCTTGTGCAGATACAGTACCAACTGCACGACCAACGCTAATAGAAGTGCCGTTGATGATACTGTTGATAATAACATTTTCACCAGTGGAATCAATACGATGCAATTGACCTGGCAAAAGATTAGTGGTAGATACCACAGGAATTACAGTATCACCTGCAGCAATGTTAGCTGACAGAGTAAACTGAGGGAAGAGCATAGTTTTGGTGAAGAAACCATGTTCAATTTGCACTGCAGTTTCAGTACTCAGCATCGAAGTCATACCGAATAGCGGGGCAGAACCATTCGGCATAAGCCGAGTAATCATACCTGCAAACGATTTCTTTGCAAAGTCCTGAGTGAATGCATTCGAATTAAAAATACCAGTACTCATTTTAGTAGTCCTTTTTAGTGGTTAAAATTACAGAAGTTTCTGACCGAGCGAATCGATACGAACAGAAGGCCCAAAAGTCAGAGCCACCAAACTACCAGTTGCAGTTGCGTTGGCACTCAGAGTTACACCAACACCTGGCTGGATACTAATAATAGTAGTGGAAGCTGGAATACCAGTGCCAGTTACTGATTGACCTACGCTAAGATCATTAGTTTGTGATTGTAGCAAACCAGTGATAACTGCGCTACCATTGGCAGTAGTTGCAGCATATACTTGAGTTGGAGTGCCATTGGTAATAGTCAGCAAATAATCTTTTACAGAAGATGCTGAGATATTCACATTGGAGCCCAAAGTTACACCAGCACCGGCAGCCAAAGTCATAGCAAAAGCTACAGTATTGACGTAAGTTAGGCGAACAGTAGTACCAGCTTCTACACCACCAGCAGAAGACATATCTGCAGAACCAAAATAGTTATTAGCCAGCAAAGCGTTAATAATATTTTGTGCAGTATCGGTGGTATCAATATAACCAGCGCCTGGGCCAGTGCGGGAAAGAATACCTGAGAGCAACAAAGCTGCAGTCAGAGTGCCAGCGCCCGCAGTAGTAAGAGTTGCAATTTGTTCAGCACCTGCAAGTACATCACCACGTTGCAACTGGCGAGTAAATTGCGAGTCCTGAATTAGAGGTTTTGCAATAGTCATTTTAAGACTCCTATATAAAGTTATTCAAGAAAGGTTGACCAATCAGTTTCCCCTTTAGTAGCTGGATCTTCAGCTTTCTTCTGGGGATTTACTTCCGTTGCAAATGCCACAAGAAAATCTTTTGACATTGCCTTAAGTTCTTCTACAGTTGCAGTGGGATGTTTGGTCGCGAGTTGTGACTGGATTGCTCCTAAGATTGGAGCTGCGGCCGGATGGGAGAATACTGGGTTATCATTTCTCAAAGATTCAGAGAGATTCTGTTTCTTGAGGATTCCTGGAATTTGTTCAGCAAATCTAGTTTCAGACTTACGAACTGCTTCTTCCACGATCTTAGTTGTTGCCATTGCGGATTGCGCAAATACTGTTTGAGATACAGAATTCATAGCTTCAGCGAATGCTTTTACTCCACCTTCGCCACCTGCTTGAATTGCTGCTAATGTTTCAGGCTTAATTACTTTAGCAAAATCTACTTTACCAGCAGCCTCCATAAGTTTAGTCGGATCAACATTGAATAAATTTTCTGGAGTTGTTTTTGCATTAGGATCATTTTCCCACAGCTTCTCAAACTTGTCCATTGGGGCTTGAGGCTCTGTTGCTGCTGCAGTACCTGGAGGAACTACACCATTAGGAGCAGTGCCTGTACCAGCTTCACCAGTATTAGGTGTGTTGGTAGGAATGTTTCCAGGATTAGTTGGAGTTGGGGCAGCTGCGGCTGGTGCAGCACCTTGAGAAAATGATTTAAAAATGTCGGATATTGCCATGGTAATTACTCCTGAGATTGTGATTTAGATTGGGCCAACGCTACTTCTGAGTTTTCCAGCTGAAGTCGCAACATAGTTAATTGACCTTTTAGGAAGGCATCATCCTGTGCAAATTTAACTGGATTTTGGGGATCAAATACAAGAGCCAAGATTTGCTCTCCTATATCTGACATATGATTTTGAATTACATATTGTTGATATATGTTTAGTGTATCTCCTTGTAGTTGTTCTTCCGGGGTTAGTTGATACTTAGTGAAAGTATTGGTAGCTGAGGAAGCCATATTATTCTCCTGTATTAGTAATATTGTTGGTGATGTTATTCACCCGAGTTGCAACTTGTGTTGGTGGCGCTGCTGCAGCTGAACCTTGAGTAGCTGGATCATAGCCATAATCTTGTGGTTTAGGTTGTGGTGGAAGTTTTTGCATATCTCCACCTTTCTCTGCAGTAATCTGAGCAATTTGTGACCACTGACTAGCAGCTTGTTCATATGCAACTTGTTGTGGGGACTTCTCAAATGGCTTAAGATCTGCGCCCTGAGTCTTCATTAGATATGAGAATAGTGGAGCTAGATTATATCCTGATCCAAGTTGTGGAGAAGATCCCAAAGTTTGGAGAGCCATACCAAGAGAGTCTGCAGAAATTAATTTATCTGAAGGAGTAAGGCCATCAGAGATCTTGAAATCCATCACAGCTTTACGTAGAGCTACAGGATCAATTACTACTTCTTGTTGTAGATTACGATTAAAGAGAGACACACCACCTTGGTATTGGAGAATATTGATTTTAATAATCTCTTTTAGTGGAGTGAATACTTGAGTTTCTAAGAGTAAAGAGGTAGATTGTGAAGGGCCATTTGCATGAGACATTACTGAATCATATTCATGCAGAGTTTTATTTCCCTTAACAAACTGTCCTTGGCGGGCTGGATTCTGGAATGTAATAGAATTAGCAAACTGAGACATCTGTGCAATCTCTTGGCCAATAAGACCTGCCTGATCATCACGATATGGAAATGCATATACAGCCTCTGCTACATTCTTACCATAGGCAGCTGGACGAACTGGGATTTTAGCAGAAGGATTTGGATTATTAATTTGGCGCTCAGTGATACGAGAAGGATCATATAATACTCGATCGCTAATAGCACGGCGACGGGAAGCTATATTAGCATTAAGCATCGCAGTAGAAACATCTTGGATTGGAATCACATTCTGAGCAAATGACTTAGATTGGTAATTTAAACCATCTTCCAGAGGTGCACCAAATAGAACTGGGATGTAATTATGCGCATTAGTTTGGCGCTCAGCATAAATAATTACCTGATGATTTACAATAATAAACTTCCAGATTTGTGGGGTATTTGCTGAAGGTGTACGAATACCAAAATCTGATGGAATAATGCGACCATATAAGGTTGTTACCTCATACATGTTTTTATACTGAATCGCATTAGGATTATTGTTGGTATTAAGATTCGCCCATGCAAGCCAATCGGTTGTGGCTAATGGATTGCGATTTAGTAAAGCATCTGGATTAAGCTGGGGTACATAGAAAGATTCAATACCTCCTGTACCAAATCCTGCAGCCATTGAACCAAGACCAGATTCAAATGCTTCCTTTACATTGGTTTTAGTGGGCAATGCTTGGATAAAAGATTTGAGGCGAATACGAGACATGAGTTTAGTATTACCACAGAACTCACCATATTTATGATGCTCTGTGATAGGAACTCTAGAATCAAAGAATGTGTTATACATATCCCAACGCTCAAGTCCTGGGCCTTCCCAGATAACTTCTTTAGCATCCATCTGTGGCTTAGCTGCAGAAGTAGAATCTAGAGCAGATGTAACTTCCCGGCACCAAGGAGCTTCAAGAGCAGAGATATTATATTTAAATCCATCACGTAGGAATAATTGAATTTCGCGTACCCAACCACCACGAACAGATGCATTATCAATAATTGTTTCCATCTGCATAGCTTGATCCATACTAGCTGGAGGAGCAACTACGCCAAATATTGGAGTACCAGTTAAAAACACAGATGTTTGATAAGTTACTGCAGCTTCCACTTGTGGGTAAACTACAGGAACTGTGATATTCTGGTATTTGGTAGAATCACCATAGTTATTGGCAATCTTGGCGCGCTGATTCTCTTCTGTAAGATCCTTCTCGCGGATGTAGGCCAAATCAATCATTCGCATCTGGCCCCGAATATTCCATTGCTGATTTAGTTGTCCATAACATTGGCGATGGAATTGAATAATAGCGTCCTGAGATTTTGCGGCCAGAAGCTGAGGTATGGTAGGAGATGTCATATTATTTACCTTTTAGAAACAAGAATTATCTAGAATAACTTCTAATGCTTGGTGCTCCTGATCTTGTAGAATATTTAGGGAGTTAATAAACTCTCCAAATTCCTGCATTACTTTAGGAGCGTATGTGAGAAGGTCAAGAAGCCCATCAGTATTATCACGCTTAAGAGGATTAAACTGGGATATTTGTAGATGGACTGCAGTTTTACATTCATCAGCTACAAATATCTCACCTGATAGATAGGATTTAAACATAGTGAGAATTCGTGAATTCTTTGACATGGTTCCAGAATATACCGGTACAAATTCTATACCATATATTTCTAATTGTTGGCATATGATTTGGAACCAGTGGAGTAAAGAGTATTGGTATGCATTAGATTCTACAGCTATAAGGCGGCAATTATGAGTAAGAGCTAGGCGCAAAGCTTCACGAATTGTATCTGATGGAGATAAGCGACCTTCTGTAAGTTTATGAAGTTCTGGATATCCTTCATATACATTGAATAGACCTATAGAAACTGCATCAGAATTGGCCTTATCATTTGAAGGATCGATGATAATAAAGTTACCTACAGATATATCATCTGAGGAATATGGCTTAGCTGGTAACTTGGAAAGATCTACAAGATTATTGGAGGAAGCGTGCTCATCATTAAGAACTTCTGCATAGAAGATTTCTGGGCGACCCATACTAAGGTCATTTTCGAATTCTTTCATTAACTGGGAAATTGGTTGAAGATCTTCCCAGAGAGATGTGCCATCTGCTAGGATTCCACCAGCAATAAATTTAACCCAGTTTGGATTAGCTTTAAGTTTGCGGAGAATAGACCATTTGGTAGGATACATATTACCTACAAATAGGAATAGGCAGCCATGAGGAGATTTAGCCTTCATAGCTGTGCCAACCATTTCGCGTTCTAATGTTTCTGATTGAGTTTGGGACTCCGCAACTACCCGAGATTGTATATCATCAAATAACATCACATCTGGGCGCTCATTTTTAAGAGTGATACCACGAATAATTTCTACGGTACCGGCCATGAGGATAATATTTCTACCTCTGAATCCGAACTTTTTAAGATCTTGACGATCAGTTTCTACACCTAGTTTCCAATCTCCAAATGTTCGTATAATATTATCTTCATTTAGCATATCCACAATATCTGATATGAGATTATTAGCCTTGGTTTGATTCTCACATAGAACTAGAATGAATTTACGAGTAGTGAATAGGATACAATATAAGATGAATAGTTTCATCAACATTGTTTTACCAAATCCACGTGGAAGACCTAGTGCAAGTTGAGAGAAATCTCGCTGTTTATTTATATATTCTACCAACCAAGACCAGACAGCAATGAATACAGGAGGAAACATATATTTAAATACAGTAGGCATAGCAAGACCTGCAAGAAAGTCTAATGACCCTTTTGCAAGTTCTGCTACTTCTGGCGCATTAAATGCTCCCTCTTGTATTGATTCTATCTGGGTAGGTTCTGGTGAAGATCCTAGACCTAGGGAATCAAGAGACAGATTTTCTGGTAATTGTGGTTGATGAGACATATTGTGAATCTAGTTGAGCCTTTATCTGGTTAAGAAGTTTCTCAGCTGCAGCCTTGTTCTTGGCCAGCTGTTCTGGTGAAGGTGATAATTTAGCCAACTCTTTCTGCAAAAGCAGCGGTGGGATGTTCATTTTGGGACTCCTTAAGAGTGTTTAATAATGTACCTGATTGTATAGTAAGTAGGTCTTGTTGTCCAGCTTTAGTTACTTGGTTATTAATATTTAGTTGGAATTTATTTATAAGAGCAGCAGGAAGATTTAGATTAATAACAGTTTGTGCTTGTACAAGTTGTGCAGGTGCAGAGCTGCCGCGACGCTTGGCTGCATTTACCACGGACAAAGCGCGGACAATTTCCATTGGGCGCATCATGAATGGAATTACATCTTGCATCTTTTTAATTAGTTTATCTTCTAATTCATCTAGAGATGCATCGCGGGAATTATGTTTAGCAAGATTCTCATAACGAAGTTCTGTAACCTTGGCCGCAAAATCTTCTTGTGATAATAGTTGAGATATACGAGAAACTGAGATACCTAATGTATTAGCTACATGCGCAGGTTCGACACCATTACCAAGAAGTTCTAGTGCGCGAGATTCTGTGGAAGTTGTGGTGGATGTAGACATGGTTGGTTTCCTTCTGGTAGTTGTAGGTATTATATACTAGATATGTATTTATGGTGTGTAGGGTTCGCAGGATTTATAATATGGTAGGTATATATGAGTTTAAAATTTTTTAGTAAAATGGGTGAGTCTTCATAGGAAGGCCACGCGACCAGATTTCAAAAAGGCCCCTACCCCCTCCCATATTTATGCCCATGTGTATGTATAAGATGTAAGCTATTAAGTTGGTGTAGTTGATAGTTTTATTTGTGTTGATTTATTTGTTGGTGACTACTATAATATAATTACTGGATGCAATGGTGCGCCAGATATATCTTAAGGATGATTCTATTATGTCAGTAATTTCTAATACCCATAGCTTTTTGGAATTCAATAGTGGTGTGAGTGAAGCGCTATCTGGTCAGCGTCTGGCTAAGGTAACTTATAAGACACCAAAGACAGGTGAAAAGGTATACAAGAGTATCTGTGTGTCTCTCCCATTTGTAGCTGAGGTTTCTAATGAACAACTTGTGGCATTACAACCACATATCTTTAAACTAATTGAGGACACTCAGGATAAGATCATTCGAGAGGCGCATGAATCTGGTAAGGCTAATGTGCATGATACAGATATTTCTGTTGATGCCTGTGTAGAATATCTGAATGCTGAATCTGTATCAGGTCGCTTGACTAAAGAAGGCGTAGTTCGCTGGGCAGATGATTCAGGTCTGGCAGATATGTTACGTATGCGCTTTGCTGAAATCTTGGGAGTATCTGATACACCTACAGAGATTGAGGCCCAGAAGGTAGAAGTTCAGGTTAAAGGATATGTTGATAAATTCGCAGCTCTAGCAGGTGCTAAGACATATTACGCTCCAGATGTAGCATCCAAATTATTGAAGGCGTTGGAAATTGGTAGCGTTGGGGATAGTATCGCTAATAAGTTCCAAATGAGATTGCAGGATATGGTAGCGAATCCTAAGAACCAAGCTGATATGTTAGGATTGTAAGACTGGATAGTTTTACTTACATACACATCTGGTATATCTGGGTGTGTATGTGAATTAAATCTAATAACTAATCTGGAATTTTGGCAGAATGCCAATTGCCAAAACGCCTCCCCCTACCTTACCTGTATGGCGTAGAATACTTATATCTACCAACCTATATGTATAGGATACTAGTAGTTATGTGTATGCAGTAGATAGTATATAGTAGGTATATATTTTATTTATATAAATTTTAAAGGGGGTAATAATAGGACATCAATCATATATACACACCTATATTATATAACTACCCTATATACACCTACCATATAACTACTCATACATAACAGATACTATATAATAGGTGAAGCCTGTAGGGGTCGGATATTAGAGGGGGTACAGGTTTTTGGCATTTGGCAGTTTGCCAATTTTTTGACCTGACTTATTATATTTAAAGGAACCAACACAATGAAATATAACACCAATCACAATCCACATAAATCATTACAAGACACCCTAGATACAATTATAGTATGGGTATGTATATTAGGAGTGGCATTCTGGGCATTATATACATATATAGTATTAGGCTGATTGTATATGGTATATCAAAATAACACTTGACACAGGGGTAAAACTATGAGACAATCTAGGAGTATATTATGAATAGCAGTTACATTTCCCTGCGGATACAGCTATGGTTTTACAAGCATATATACAACCTGTCCTATCTAGAATACAAGGCAGCTCAAAAGTATTCTGACAATTCTGGATATATTCTTGCAGCTAGAGATAGTTGGATAAGGGCAGAGAAACAGATGCAGGATATAGAGTTAGAGTTACAATTGAATTATAGCCACCAAAATATATAGGAGATATATAACATGACATTTATTCTATTCGGTCTATTATTTCTGTGATAGGAACCAAAAAAATGACCACACCTAAATTAGATTTTACTCCAGCTGATAATAAGTTAAAACCTGGAGATATGGCTGTTATTATATACGATTCTTCCACTATGAATAGAATAGAAAAGAAGAATATAGGTATTATACTAACAGTCACTCGCCCTATTAGTTTTCCAAGATTAGGTAATTGCTGGAAATATAAAGATTCATCTAGAAAAGTACTAACAGCTAAGAATTCACAGACAAGGATACAGGAAGCTACATTAATTCCAGCATCCGCATTGCTAAAAATCAATCCACCTTCAATAGATGATCTAGAATTCTTAGCTCAACTAAATAAGGATCAGAAACTAACAGCCAAGTTAATTGTAGGTATAACACAGAAAAAGATAATCACATTTCAGAATATTACCACACCAAATAGGAGTAAATGAGATGGGCAAAAGAACTAAGTTAAAGATAGGTTCTATAGTATATATATAAATTCCCGAGTCTTAGGAGTCAGTCCTCTTATAGCTAATCGAGTAGGAGAAATTGTATTTAATAATAAATTTATGTATACAATCCAATTCTTTGACAACCAAAAAATATACAATGCATTCTCTGAAGAAATAACAATTCTATTCTAAACCGGAGCCCAAATAATGGCTAAGATTCTATGTGCATCCTCAGGTATTGAATTTACCTGTGAACATTTCCCTGCATTCCTAACATCCCGTGAATGCTCACATCCAATATTTTCCCTATCACAAAAGAAGCTACTATCTTATTATCCTAAATGGGAAGCAGCGCAGCTCACTCCTACAGACTCATATCTCCTATTTCTAGCTCTACTAAATTCCACTGAATTAGTACAATTCAGAGTACCCGCACATCGCACCACAACTACAGATGCAATTGTAGCTAATAACATGGAAGACTTGGTGCAAATTGTATCCAAGATGTCTATTATTAAAGCTACTATCCTAGCTCTACCACAATTTGTAATCTCCCCAGAAACTAAGACTCTAGACACTGCCCATTATTGGATTGCTGCATGGGAATCTTGTTATGAAGAATTCCAATCAGGATATACAGCTAACCGCCGCAAAGAAAAGATATATGAGCGGGAAGCATATCTAGAAAAACTTATTAAAGATGGTAAAGAAGAAACTCATTATGCTGCATCTCTAGCTGAATGGGCTTCTCTTGCTGGTGGATTTCCAGACTCCAATCAAATCCCCACACCATTTGGGCCAATGACATTAGCAGAATACTGGAAACTTATTATTCGCAAATGCGCCCGCGCTGAGTCTATATTCCAGATTACAGCTGTAGATTTAGAAGATCTAATAGAACATTGTGAAGATAATATTGATGCAGGTTCTATCTACGCACATGCACTATTTAAACTCCTGCGAGATGGCCGCGCAAAACAACAAAACTTCTTAGGTCTAGGTGATCTAGGTAATTATAAAATTCTCCAAGAGAATGATTCTGTAGAAGATGCTAATAAGTTAGTTCTTATTCAAACAGCGCCTACAGAAATGCCTTCACCTCTTAATTATCCTAATCGTCTAGCATATCTAAAGGATAAAGCTAAATGGGATATGGCACAGCAACATAAAGCGATGGAGATATTATAATGGCTGCTAAATCATATTTAGCTACGGGTAAAGATCCTGTAAAGAAAGTTCAGTATATTCTTATCATTCATACAGCTTGGTGGAATTATATAGCTACCAATCCTAAGACAAATGATATTTACTTTTCTAGCAAAGAAGCTGTAAAGAAATTCAGGACTCAGAAACAATCAGAGTATGACACAATGCACAGAGTAGCTAAATTTACAATAGCCAAAGTGGAGCCTATATAATATGTCCTCTATTCGCGCATATAAAACATTCGCTGTTCCCAGATCTACTGTAGATTTCCTGAATCAATATAACTTTAAAATCCCCAAGCAATATCAAGATTGTTTCCAGCACTATCAACTTTTATATTGGTCACCAGAATATCTAGCTTCCCAGATTAAAGAAGGAACTATAACACATGCAGGAACTTGTTATCGTGTAGTATGGCTATCTAAACCTTCTCAGATTAAATTCTCTACTCAGGTAGCTCTATCATTTCGAGAAGCTCAAGATGAATTTTGTATATCTCCAGCTGTTTTAGTAAAGGGAGTTTAATAAATGGATACTCCAAATAGTCAAGCACATTTAAATTATTTCAATGCAGAAACTGCTGCACCTGTACCAGAAATTAAACCAAATACTGCATGTTCTAATTGTAATCACTGGCGCCAATCATCTAATCCATATTTTCTACAAAATGGTAGCTGCACTATTAAGAATATGAGACAGACTAAATCATATTCTACATGTGGATATCATAACAAAGAGGTGGTGAAATGAAGAGTTCCCAAGCGTTAAAATTAGCTAGAAATTTTATTCTATATCAAAACTCTTATGAATATCTTTGTACTATCTTGGACTATAAAATTCCAGACTCAAAAGAAACTGCTGTACGTAAAAATTTACGCGAAATCTTTGATCATCAATATAGAAATTATGGAGTTCTTGAATGGTTAAAAGATATGCATGGAATCATTATCAAGTCATATTCTACAGAAGCCACTGATTATAGACTAGCGTGGATTGATTGGATGATTGAGGGTTATGAGGCAATAGGAGATTGACATGACCTATATACATATACCAACTGAAAAAGAACTAGATTCTTTACCCCTATCATTAGCAGCACATAAAGCTAATGAAGAGCATTTTGATATCTTATACAAAAGAATACATCAATCCGCACAAGACTTAGTATTAAAGTATGCAACATTAAGATCAGACTATAAGGTGCATCTATGACTGAACCCACACCAACTATCCATGTAAATAGACTAGCTGATTTACTTAAAAAGAATCGGCCTGTATTAGTTGCTCCTCATGTTCCCAATACTCTAAGTGAAATTAAACTACCTGAATCTGTAGTTGTAGAGCATACACATACCAATCAATATGGTACATCCATCTCATACAATCATGCTCAGAACCAGTTCATCCAAACAGCTCTTCAAGGTAAATCTTGTATCCTAATCGGAGCAGCTGGTACAGGTAAAACTACTTGTATGAAAGGTGTTGCAACTGCCCTAATACAATCTGGTGCAATTCAACCAATGAATGATATTACCCACAAGCATCTTAAGTCTGGTGCTCCAGGTATAATCTTTTGTGCATACACCCGCCGCGCTACAGGAAATATTCGCCGGGCAGTTTCAGATGATCTTAAAGACAATTGTATTACCATTCACAAATTACTAGAATATGAGCCAGTATATGACACTGTAGAAGATCCAGAAACTGGTAAAGAGAAACGCACCATGTCATTTCTCCCATCACGTGATCAATACAATCCATTGCCTGAATCGATTCACACAATTGTAATCGATGAATCATCAATGGTATCTGTAGAATTATTTAAGGAAATTACAAATGCATTATCACATGCAGTCCAGTTTATATTCCTTGGGGATATCCAACAGCTCCCACCAGTGTTTGGTTCGGCTATCTTGGGCTATAAAATGTTGGAACTCCCGACGGTGGAACTCACGGAAGTATATCGCCAAGCGTTGGAATCTCCCATTATTAGACTTGCGCATAGAATATTATCTGGATTACCAATACCTGCCGACCAATTCGAACAATGGAATATACCAGAACAACTTAAACTTCATCCTTGGAAGAAAAAACTCCACTCTGAAACCGCTTGTCTAACATTCTCCAAATTTATCACCCAAGCATATGACCACAAATCATATAACCCAGATTCAGATATTATTCTCATCCCATTCAACAAAGCATTTGGCACTGATGAAGTAAATAAACAAATCGCTAATCATATTGCACGTTCTCATAATCTACCAACATATGAAATCATTTCAGGCTATGAGAAATATTATTTTAGTGTAGGTGATAAGATTCTGGTAGAGAAAGAAGATGCAACTATCTCTGCTATTATCCCTAATCCTTTATATGCTGGCAAACCATATCAAGCAGCTTCTCCAACTCTAGATTATTGGGGATATAATTCTGGTGTAGTAGTTAAAGCTGAACACACATTAGAAGAAATTGATACGATGCTAGATAATATGGCAGGTGATTCTGATGAACGTGTAAAACAGGCATCCCATATTATTAAATACAAGCGCCCAGATTCTGAGACTGAATTTGAGATCACATCAGCAGCTGTATTAAATGCTGTATCTCTAGGTTATGCGATTACAGTACATAAATCTCAAGGCTCTGAATGGGATAAAGTATTCTTAGTATTTCATCAATCCCATAGCACAATGCTACAGCGGGAACTTCTCTATACAGCAGTGACCCGAGCAAAGAAAGAACTATATGTAATCTGTGAGCCTGAGAGCTTTGAGAAAGGTATTACATCACAAAGGATTAAAGGTAATAGCTTGGCAGAAAAGGCTGAGTTCTTTAAGGGTAAGCTAGATCAGAATGGGGGAGTGTATTAAAATGACATACAAACATCTTATAGTATTGATAGAAATTGCATTGCTCTCTCCATTTATCCTAGTTGGATTCCTTTATGGTGCAATTAGAACTGCATTCCTGTACGGCAGAAAGCTATATGGAACTTATGTATTTGCTATAGAAGAAGGATTTAAGAAATGAGCCTACACACCATACACTATTTAGGTCATTCAGAATTCACATCAAATAACTTAGAGCAACGCCAACTTACGTATAAGAAATATCTAAACACCATTAACCAATTAGAACATCTAGCAAAAGATACATCATTTCCACCAACCTTACGTGAGCGTTTCCATTGGGATGCACAGCATCTTAAACATTACAACCAAGTATTACTAAATCATTTAGGTCTACAAGAATCAGATACACAATACAAAAATAACCCTTGACATCAGAAACCCTCTATGAGATACTATCAACTCTTCGCCAAACACCACAATTTAGGAGAACAAATTGTATGAAGTAAGATTACATGGTGTAACAGTTGATACTAAGTTATCTCTTCAAGATGCTCTGATTTATCTTAGTCGTTCTCA